TTGCGATGGTAAAGGGTTATTTCGTCTGTGACTTCTCCCTCGCCGTATAGGCGAAAAAGAGAGCCAGTCATTTTGACCGGCTCTCTTTTCGTGCTCCAAAATTACGAACTGCGGAATAAAATTCCAGAATCCGGAATAATGTTCCAAACGGTCTTTACATCATTTCGGATTCTGGTATGATTCGCAGGAAGGAGCATGGTCGTATGATCAGAATTTTACTCTCCACCCGTCTCGGCGAAAGGCGGTGGACGCAGGCTAAGCTTGCTCAGAAGACCGGAATCCGGAAAGCCACGATCAACGAGATCTACAATGAGCTGACCGACAAGATCCGGCTCAGCGACCTTGACAAGATCTGCTGCGTTCTGGAATGCGAGATCGTAGACATCTTGGTCCGAGACGGATCGAATCCGTTCGACGATAAGGCAGGCGAAGCTTAACCATTCTCCCCGGGCCTCAGGAGTTGCAGCTCCTGGGGCCTTTTTACATTAGACTCATGCCCCTTCTGTGGAATCCGGGATATATTCCAGTAGATCCCCCGGCTGGCAGTTCAGCACCCGGCAGATCGCATCCAGATTTTTCACTGGAATCTGTTTCGCGCTGCCGGTACACATGGCCGACACCGTCGGTGGCCTGACGTTCGCCGCTTCCCAGAGCTGACGCTGGGTCATTCGCCGGTCATACAGGATCTCCTTCAGGTTGAACTTGATCACATCAGCACCTCCTTCCTTTTTGGTGTCTACAATCGTACCACGAATATCGTAGCGGGTCAACTACGAAATTCGTACAAAAAGTTACGCAAATCGTAACACTTTTGTAACGAAAATCGTAAATTTCCCCTTGTACTACTACGAAAATCGTAGTACACTATACACGAACCGGGGGACAAACCCCGGGGATGAAAGGGAGGAAACCCGATGAAGAAAGTCACGCTGGAACTCACCGCCGCCGAGGCCGCTCTCCTGAGGAATGCTCTAGGAGACTATCGCGGAAAGAACGCAGGCCGGGCCGTCAACTCCGAGGATGAACGATTCAGGAAGTACTGCCGGGAAAACGCGGACGAAGCTCAGGAACTCATCTACAAGATCAACGCCGCCTTCAAGGCTTAAGGAAAGTGAGGAACAGAAAATGAAGTTCGAAGGAATCAACGCCATCTTCATCGCCAAGGTCGCCGAGTACATCGCGAAGGGCTACACCATCAGCACTCATTCGATGGCTGGCCATCAGGGCGAGATCGGGAAAGTGGATCTGAAGAATGATCACGAGATCGTGAGGATCAACCTCGAGAACAATCACAGCTGGGACGATAACCTCTGGGCCGACAGAATCATCCTCACCGTTGGACGGTGCACGGATCCGGATACGGTGAAGGCATCCGAAACCCGGGAAGTGACCCTCTGGACAGATCGCCTGGAGCAGGTGGAAGAACCCCGAATCTTCTGGCAGATGAGCCGCCGCCGGAATAACGACTGGTACGTCGAAGGCGAAGCCGGAAAGGAATGCATCCGGAAGAGCTACTCCCGATGGAAGGGTGAACCGAATCTCCATCCGGACAAGAATTACGCCGGAGATGGATTCGACCAGATCGCGAAGATCGTCCTCCCCGCCGTCCGCCGTCATCTGGGGAAGCCGAAGATGAAGGTCGACCGGATTGCGAAGGTCACCCGGATCTGGAAAGAGACCCGCTTCGAGTACACCGTCACCACCGTTGGCAAGAACCGCGTGGTTCTTCACTGATCAGGACAGACAGAAAGGAGATCGGAACAATGACCACCATCAAGAATCAGAACTTCGGCATCGAGATCGAGCTCACCGGAATCACAAGGATCAGGGCTGCGGAAATCATCGCGGCGCACTTCGGAACGACGGCCACCCGGCATCACCTGACGGACGGATACGACACCAGCAAGGCGATAGACACGAAGGGGCGCTGGTGGAAATGCAGCCGGGACATCTCCATCCGGCCTGAGGTGAAGCGGAACGGACGGACCATCCCGCTGAACGAACAGCGGACGAACGGAGATCACCGCTGCGAGGTGGTCAGCCCGATCCTCCAGTATGAGGACATCGACGATCTGCAGGCCATCATCCGGGATCTGGTGAAGGCCGGTGCGCTGGCCAACGAATCCTGCGGGATACACGTCCATGTGGACGGAGCGAATCACACGGCTGACAGCCTGATCAATCTGGTGAACCTCTTCACCGGGCGGCAGGATCTCTTCTATGAAGCCCTGCAGAACGAAGACCGCGCCTTCCAGTGGTGCCAGAAAGCGAACAAGGCGATGATGAAGGCCATGCGGAAGGGCGAACACACGAAGGAAGCGCTGGAGCGGATCTACTACTCCGAGCTGAACAACGGATATACCGGCGGGATCAACCACAGCCACTACTGCCCCGCCCGCTATCGTGGGCTGAACCTTCACGCCCTGTACACGAAGGGAACCGTGGAATTCAGGCTGTTCAACGGCACGACCCACGCCGGAAAGATCAAGGCCTACATCCAGTTCTGTCTGGCCATGAGCGCCTGGGCAATCAACGCCGAAAAGGTTCCCTTCTTCAAGGATACCACGGACTTCACCAAGGCCGAGAAGGAGAAGATCATGACCAACTTCCTGACGAAGCGGCTGAAGATGCGGGGCAAGGAATTCGAAACCGCCAGGATCCACCTGACCTCCGCCTTCCGGACCGTCGCCTGACAGAGAACGACGCCCCGCCGGTCGGGCCAAAGGCCGGCAGAAAGGAAAGAACGATGATTACCGCAAGCAGAATGAAGGACATTGAGAAGGGCATGGATTTCGGCAGGAAGGCCGAGTACGAACTGAAGAAGGCCGGAGAAGACAAGGGCTGGGAGATTCTGGCGGAGGGATATCGGAAGACAGCAGATGAGCTGCTGATTGAAGTCCGGAAGAATCAGCCGAATCCGGATCTGACCCGGGATCGCCTGTACACCCTCTGCAACAAGTACGGATGGTTCACCTGCGGAAGCGTCAATCAGTACCAGAAACTGTTCGACATGAGAGACGCCGGGGCCACCACTCACGAACTGGCCGTCATGATCTGGATCTGCTCCGATGACGGATGGACGGTGGAAGACATCCAGAAAGCCCTGGACGAACGGATGTACTGCGCAGTGCAGGATGGAGAGATTTACTACATCGGAGTGTATGAGGATGTCGAACGGTACATATCCGAGGTCGTCCCGGAAGCAGCGTTTGAAATTTGCGAATACGCCGGTCAAATCAGAAAGGAGGCCTGACCATGAACAAGATCGCAATCATTCCGGAGGCGCAGCACTCTTCCGGTTTCTACCCGACCCCGCCGTCACTGACCAGCCGGATGCTGGACGGCATCAGATGGGACTACATCAGCACGGTTTTGGAACCCAGCGCAGGCAAAGGGGATATCGCCGATGCCATCAACCAGAAGTGGAAGATCTACCGGGGCCGCGGATGGGATCGGTCCGAAAAGCCAGCTGACATTGACTGCATCGAAGTCGATCCGAATCTCCGGGCCATCCTGAAGGACAAGGGCCTGCGTGTGGTCCATGATGACTTCATGACATACAGCACCTGCAAGAAGTACTCCCTGATCGTCATGAATCCGCCATTTGATTCCGGTGCGAAGCACATCCTCCGGGCCATGCAGCTGCTTCAGGACGGTGGCCAGCTGATCGCACTGTGCAACGCTGAGACCCTGCAGAACCCCTGCACGAATGAGCGGGATCTGCTTCTCCGGAAGCTGACGGAGAACAACGCCGAGATCGAGTACATTCAGGACGCCTTCGTGAACGCGGAGCGGAAGACGAAGGTGGCCACGGCCATGATCAAGTACAAGCAGCCGGAATCGGAGCTGTCGCACCTGATCCTGGACCATCTGAAACCGGCGCACAAATACGTGGACATGCCGGAGGAAGAAGCGCAGGCCCTGACCAAGTCGGACTTCGTGGAAGCGATCCTGGACAGGTACAACTACGAAGTCGAAACGGCGATTCACCTGATTCAGGAAACGGAAGCCTGCCAGAGGGTGCTCAACCAGCCGGTTGTCAGCAAGGACACGTCCTATGCCAGCTCTCCCTTTGAGCTGAACATGGGGCACAATACCAGGGCCAGCGTCAACGAGGCCGTGAAGCGGATCCGGAAGAAGTACTGGGCCGCGCTGTTCACTTCCCCGCAGTTCATGAATCAGCTGACTTCCAATCTCCGGGATATGCTGAACAAGCGTGTGGAAGAGCTGGCAGATTATGAATTCTCCAAGTTCAACATTCTGGAAATCATGCAGCAGATGAACGCCAGCATGAATGAGGGCGTTGAGCAAACGATCATGGGCCTGTTCGATGAATGGACCCGGAAATACCACTGGGACGATCATTCCACGAACCGGCACTACTTCGACGGCTGGAAGACCAATGACGCCTTCGCTGTGAACAAGAAGGTGATCATCCCGATGTACGCCTATTCCCAGTGGTCAGGAACCTTTGAGCTTGACTACACCTGCCGGGATAAGCTGGCCGACATCGAGCGGGTGTTCAACTATCTGGATGGCGGGCGCACCCCGGAGATCCCGCTGAGGGATGTTCTCATAAAGGCCACGGAGGAGCATCAGACGAAGAAGATCGAGACGAAGTACTTCTTCCTGACCTTCCACAAGAAAGGCACCTGCCATCTGGAATTCAGGGATATGAATATTCTGGCCCGGTTCAACATCTTCGCGGCCAGAGGAAAGAACTGGCTCCCGCCGTCCTTCGGAAAGAAGAAGTACAAGGACATGACTGAGGAAGAGCAGAAGGTCGCCGCGTCATTCATGGGATCCGCTGACAAATATGACAAGGTTGTCCAGTACGCGCACTACTTCCTGGCTCCCGTAACAGACAGCAATCAGCTGAAGATTGGAGGATAAACACATGAAATACTATCTCGCTTATGGATCGAACCTCAACCGGGCCCAGATGGCCGTCAGATGTCCGGACGCTGTGCCGGCGGCAGCTGCCACGATTCCGAACCACCGGCTGCTGTTCCGGCGTGGATTCCTCACCATCGAACCGTATCAGGGAATGGAGGTGCCGGTCGTGGCCTGGAAGATCTCCGATCAGGATGAGCGGAATCTGGATAGGTACGAAGGCTTCCCGAGATTTTATAGGAAGAAATTCTTCCCGATCATGCTGAATGGGTACAGGGATATTGATGCCTACAAGGCCGGTCAGAAGGCCGTGGAAGAAAAGATTGCTGAGGCCATGGTGTACATCATGAACGACGGTTTCCCGGCTCAGCAGCCGACAAGGACATATCTGGAAACCGTCCGAAACGGCTACAACGATTTCGGCATGGATCTGACTCCCCTGATGAACGCCCTTGTGGACACGTACGATGAGGAGCGACTCGAAGCCAGGGCGAAGGAAGGAGGTGATCAGTAATGCCGAAGAAGGCAGTCATTCATTTCGAAAGCCTGCACGAATCCGGAAACATCTACTGGCTGACTGGAGCCGCCCAGGTGGAGCTCCATAAGCAGCAGCGAATCACGGATTACAACACCATGCGGGACAGGGTTCTCGCGTCCGGGAGCTACGAGGAATCCCTGGCAATCATCCGGGAATATGTGGATCTGATTGACGATGACGGGAGGTATAAGTGGTGAGCTGGATTGAAGAAGCGAAGCGCGAACAGGCACGGAAGGACGCGAAGAATCTCCGGTACCAGCGCCCGATTGCCAAGGAGCTGAACTTCCATACCATCAATGAAGAGCTCTGGGAAATGCAGGGAATCTGCCAGGACGTCCAGTGGATGACCGAGGATGATGATCGGATGGACAGCCTGTTCGATGGAGACAGTGATCAGGCGTGGGAATTCCGGATGGCGTTCTCCGATCTATATGGCGACATCGGGAAGATGCGGAACGATCTGAACGCCGTGGAAGTCTGGGAAGACGGAGACGATGAGGACCCTGGAATCCCGCCGTCGTGGGACGATGAACCGTCCGATTATGTGCCGCACATCTTCGACCTGTTCTTTCCGGCCATCGATGGGGATGACGGGTACCTGGGCTTCGATTCCTACGAAGGTGATTACTTCGGACTGGAATACTATGAAGGCGACATGGCGAAAAAACTGGCCAGAAAAAAGATCACCAGGCTGACGAAGGAACAGCTGCTGGACGCCGCCGGTCAGTGCATGCGGATCGCCCGTCAGTACCTGGCCATCAAGTACCGATACCAGTGCCTGAAATCCGCGCTGGATGTGCTGAGCGAGGAAAACATCTCCCTTCTTCGGATCGTCAAAGGCATTGAGGAAGCCTATGACAAAGCTGAGGAAGAAAGTCATGGATTCCAGTATACATTCAGCGAGAGCTGTAGACTGCTGGACAAGATGCTGTCAGAATTGCCAGAAAAATTCTGGATCGAATAAAGGAGGAACGAACCATGAAATACTGCGTACTGCTCGACTGCCTATCAAATCTGGCGAAACCTATTCAGCGGTTCCAGAATACCGAAATTTTGGAGACAGCCTATCAGCTGATGAACTGCGATACTGTGCAGCTGATCCCTCTCTATCCGGACAGACTCCCGAAGGGCTATGAAGCTGTCTGCGATGAAAACACCTGGGGCAAGACGACGATCTTCAATCCGTTGGCATCCTGGCTGTACGGATGCGATGATCACGGAACGCCGATCATGAACAACGCTGTTATCTTCAAGGTGAAGGGAGATGACTTCGCCTGGATGACAGAAGAGGAAGCCCGAAAAATCGCGGATGATCTGAACAACCGCGCGGAGGAAATCTTCGATCTGACCATGTTCAAAGCGATGACAGCGCATTAAACGCCTGGATTGCCACCAGATTCAACCAGCAAGGCCCCTGCCCCACCCGGAACGAGTTGACGCCCGTCCGGAGGAGCAGGGGCCTTTCCGCGCCAGTCAGCGCCATTTATGTGGATTTCGTCTCTTTTTTGGGGTGCATCCCCTGTTTTGGGCAGAAACGCCCTTTACAGGCGTTTCTCCTTCGGACAATGGAGAACCCGCCAGAAACGTCAGGAGCGCTCACAGACGCCAAATTTTCAAAGGACGGGCATGTTCCGCCAAAAAATCAAAAAGCCCTCCCGCTTTGGGAGGGCATCTTCATGCAATTATTTGGACTGTTCGATTTTCAGCTCTTTAACAATGGCTTCGATTTCAGCCCGGGTGGTTTCCTCAACCTTATCGGGGTCCAGAATGTAGCCTTGCTGGTAAAGCAGATCAACCACATATTTCAACTTCTCCTGTCCCTGGTCGGAATGGTAAAGCTGTTCAGCTGCGTAGACCGCCGTTTTGATGGCAATCTTCAGTAGCGCTTTCTGGTTGTTGTCGAGCTTTGACTGGATGAATGGAATCATGTACCGTGTGAGCAGGCCGAAGATCAGTGTGATCACGCACAGGATGATTTTAGTAAGATCGATTTGCATGGTTTTCGTCTCCTTCAATTTTGGTTGTTTCTATCCGAGGGAAAGGAACCGGGTCATGATGTACCAGCCGTTTCTGGTCTGGTAGCTCACCATCGTCCACTGGTTTCCTTTCGAATCGGTCACACAGTTGTAGCCGTTGACCTCCACCACCGTTCCGACAGGCAGCTCGTCATAGAGTTTGCAGCTCGTGGTCGGCTGCGCTCTCATCTTGACGGGCTTTCCGTTGTCAGAGAATACGGTTGCCGAGTCAACGACAATCGGCGGTTCAGGCTGAGGTTCTGGCGTGGGCTCCGGATCCGGTGTAGGATCCGGCGTGTCAGGATCAACCAGGAATGAGGACATCATCCAGCCGGTTTTCTTCTTCCAGACAACGTTGGACCATTCGTCCTGTTCAGCCTTCACAGTCACCAGCTCGCCGATAGGAACCCTGTCCACAAGCGGAGCTGATGTTTTCGGAGCCTTCCGAAGGTTTACCGGCTTTCCGTTTTCGGCGTACACCTTCATGGTCTTCTCCGTCACAGGCTCCGGGCCGGGATCTGGATCCGG